GGCTGGCCAGGCCGGGGTCCTCCGGGGCGCCGGCGGCGGTTGAAGTCGAATCGCTTCGGGCTTGAATGCTTCCGGCTGGTAGTCGAACGGCTCCCAGCCCTGCGCGGTCTTGGTGAGGATCTTCTGCTCCTGTCGGGCCTGCTTCTGGTCGACCGCGCAGTCGATGCTCACTTGCAAAGGCGGCAGGATCTCGGGGGTCGTCTCCGGCCATTTCTCTGGCCAGCTCAGGCCGTGCGGCTTCTTCGCCCTGGCCTTCTTGATTTCCCGGCGGCGCTGGGTATCCGGAAGGATGCGGGTGCTGTAGTAGCCGCCGGAAATCGCCGGCGCCTGGCTGACCGGCTCGAGGATCCCGCTCTGCTGCTGGGCCGGCTGGTCCTGGTCGACCGCGACGTCCGTGGAGGGAAGCGAATCCCGGGCCTCCGCGTCGACGTCCTGCTCCTGGCGGTCCTGTTCCTGGGCCACGGCCGCGGCGGCTCCGGTGACGGCATCCGCGTCCTGCTGCTGGGGGTCCTGCGCCTGGGCGGCCGCCACCGGGGTTACGGTAGCGGCATCGGCATCCTGCTGCTGTTTGGCTTGAGCTTGTGCGACCGTGACGGCGGTGGTTGCCGCTCCGCCTTCTGCCTCCCAAAATTCGGCGGTGATGATTTGCGATTCGCCCCCGATGACCTTGGTCAGCAGGTCATCCGGGCGCAGGCGCGTAGTCGTTTGATGGCGAAAGATGCTGCTCAACCGACCGCCACCTGCAGCGTGAGATCGGGTAGGCCGACCGCAGTGCTGTCCGCGTACAGCAGCACGTATAGCGCGCTGTTGTCGAAGATCCGGGGAAAGCCGGTGCGTAGTAAGTCATGGACGTCCCCACCGTTCGCCGTTATCACCCGGCCGAACCATAGCGGCCGCAGGATCATGACGTTGAAGGTGCCGACCGTCGCCACGGTCCCCTGCACCCGGTTGATCTGTTGGATCCCCGAATCCCCCGCCGCCAGCGGGATCTGACAGCATCGGCCGATCGGCAACGCCAGGGTTGCTACAACTCCGGTGTCGCCGGCATTGCCGTCCTGGTCCAGGTAGTTGATCTGAATGTTCAGCACTCCGGTGAAGGCGGTTACTGCCTCGATCCATAGCTGCAGGCCGTTGTAGATCCCGGCATTCGGAAGCCTGCTGGCAAAGCTGGGCTGCGAGGCCAGCGTAACATTGGCGTCGAAGGCGTAGGCGCCTGCCGCGAATAGCCGATCGTATAGGTCAAAGCAGCAGGGTACTGAACTCCCGAACTCCACGCGGGATAAATATCCGTTTTGCCCCCCGAAGGTCGGGATGCTCGGGTAGCCATTGTTGGAGTCGACAGGCACAAGCCCGTTGGCCGTGTTGCCAATATTCAACGTTCCGGCGCCCGGCGATCCGGCGATGTCGAATATCGTGTAGGGCATGGCGGCAACCAGAGTCCGGGTGCCGGTCTTCATCCAGGTAAGACGGTATTTCGAAGCTCCTATATATCCATCGAGCGTTGCAATGGGCATGCCGATCCCCCTTAGCCCTTGACGACCGTGTGGCTGAAGTTCGAGCAGGTGACTTCCTGGCCGGCCACGATCGTGGTCGTGGGCATCTCCAGATCGAAGCCGCCTGCGGTAACTCCGCAGGTTCCGTCCCCGATGGCCGTGGTGCCGTCGCTCTCGAGCGATCTGTACCACTGCGCCGTCCCGCCGACCAGCGCCGAATCCTCTTTGGTCAGCGCGTTCATGGTGATCACGCCATCGGATTGGCCGCTGTAGGCGGTAGCTGCGAAGCGCAACTCGGCCAGGAGTGTCGATGCACCGATCCCATCATCCGCGCTGGCTGGCTTGGTGCCCTGGTAGATGCGCAGATAGCCATTATTGAATCGGACCTTCAGGGCATCCGCCGCGATATTGGCTGCGTTGTTGGAGATCTTCAGGTCCTTAGCCATTGCCTTGTCCCTCCGTGATCTGGGCGCCTACCATCTCGCCCTGTGGATTGCGCCGGATGGAGACGTTGCGGGTAGCCGCGGGGCTGCCCGGGGCGGCCGGCTTGGTGCTCGCCGCGTAGACCTTGGCCTGAGCCTGGGCCTGTTCGTTCTGCATCTGCTGCTGCAGCATCTGGGCCTTCAGGACGGCGCGGCCCTGCTGGATCCGCTTTACATCGGCCAGGTTTCGGAGGACGCGTTGGTCGATGTGATAAATATCTGCGGCGTTCCGCAGGTAGTTGTTGATGTCGACGTTGTCCAACCCCTCCGGGTAAATCTCCGCCAGGGCGATGACCTCCTGCAGGAAGCGGCGGGTGTTGTCCAGAAGCAGGTAGCGTTTCTGGAGCTGGGCCAGGGGGCTCACCAGGTCGACCTTGATCATCTGACCCCGGAGGATCCTCGGGGGCGGTGGCGCTCGGCCGGTGGCCAGTTCGATGGCGACCAGGTCCTCAATCGAGGGTTCGATGTACTCCGTGGAAAGCCGGCCATGAAATGACGTCATCATGGCAACCTGCTCGGCCTGGATCAGCTCCGCTTCCGTGGCGGTTTTCAGGCGCTCGATGTTCGCCGAGAAGATCAAGAATAGATCCGCGTGGTAGCCGGTGCGGACTTCTTTCTGAACCTCCTTTACCATCTCCCAGGCGCCCTCGATGTTGCCGGTGGTCAGGGCCGCAGTGAAATCCTCCCCCGGCTTCAGGAAGGTGATGCCATTGGGCTCCAGCCGGATCCGGCCCTGCAGGCGGTCGGTGGCCTTCAGGGGCGGCTGGGCCGCGCGTTGGCGGAGGCGGCTGATGTCGCGCCGCATGCCGTTGAGCTGCTTCACGTTGGAGAGCTGGTGGTAGCCCGGTCCGTCGCCTCCGTATGGGCTGCCGTCCGGGTTGCGGCTGTGGCGCCAGGCCCAGAAAGGCCGGCGCTCGTAGCCTCCTGCGCGGATGGCCCGCTTCTCCTGCTGGCAAGTGTACAGGGAATAGATCGGCATCCCGCGGAGGCTCTTCTCGTCGATGTCCAGGTCGAACTTGCCGAATGGAAAAATGAACTGTTGAAACAACCATTTCTTCACCTTATTGGTCCGGTAGGCGTCGGCGACCCTGGTGGGCACGTTGTCGATGCCGAACTCCGCGACGGCCTCAAAGGGCGCAAGCCATAGGTCCCGGATCAGGGTGTCTACCTCTCCCCAGCGATTCTCCATGAGCAGGCAGTGCTTCAGGTGAAGGTTCTTGTAGCTGGGAATGCCGCGCTCGACGTTGTTCTCCCGCAACATCACCGCCGTGGAGAAATCGGCGCCGGTGCGCAGGAGGCTGCGCCCCTCGGTGTAGTAGTTGCTCTGATTGGTCTGCCGGTAGCAGTGGCGGTCCATGGCCTGCAGCCAGAGGCGTACTTCGTGTAGCTCGTTGAGGCGATCCTCCTCCATCAGCAGCCGCAGCCAGGGGGCGGTGCGACTGAAGGCGTTGGCCTGCACCCCGTCCGCGAAATCGCTTGATGCCGTGGGGCCGGTCATGTCGTACAGGCTGCGAAAGTCGGGCTGGGGCTGGCTCTCGTCGCTGTCTTCTCCCCAATCCGCCATCGCCGGGTTGATGTAACTGGCGATGTCCTGCCACCTGGGGATCAGGAGTTGAACGCGGATCTTCTCCTGGGCCCGAATGCTGAAGAGCGCACTGGTGGCGCTCTCTGAAATCCGCGGGGCTCCCTTGAACAGTTCCGTGTTGGCCCAATCGGTTTTCGGTTTTACAGGCGCGATCGGCATGGTTCCCCTCCTCACAAATAATCCATGGGATCCCAGCCTGGCGGCTTCCCGCTCCCGGCGGGTGGCTGGTCGGGAATTATATCGTCCTTATACAACCGCGTAAACCACCATGCGCCCATCAGGTAGGTGGTGACCATGTCGTCGTGAACCTCCGTCTCGTCGGCTTCCCAGGTCTTGCGCCTCTTCCCGTCTGGCGGCTTGAAGTGCTTGAGTTGCTTTTCGAACTCCTCCCGCCAACGCAGGGCCTGGGCGATGCGGCAGCGGTTCTGCTGCAGGACGATCTGCCCGGCGGAGACCATGTCCTTCTTGGGCACATGGATCTCGGCCAGGCCGATGGCCGGCTGCAGCTTGCCGGCCTGGGGCGGCTTCATCTGGGCGAAGCCCGCTTTGATCTCCTTGATCTTCTCCCCGCCGGTGGCGAGGATAGAAATGGGATTGAGCAGCTTGGCACGCATCATGTCAATGACCGGCTCCCCGACGCCGGCGCCGTCCACCAGCAGGTCGTGGTTGTTGGCCAGCTCCTTGGTCCCGCAGAGAGTGACCGCGTTGTCGACCAGCTCCTCGTAGCTGCGCCTCAAGAACTTGTCGATGAAGACGATATCCATCAGGAATCGCAGGCGGTCGACGTTACCTATAGGCAGGGCCTTCTCCACGATCAAGCCGGTGTGCTTGGCGACCATGAAGATGGCGGAATCCCGACGTTTCCCCGGGTCGCAGAGCACAGCGTATTCGTTCAACGGTGAACCTCCAGGACTGGGATATCGGCGATCTCCGGAAGGCCGAAACTCATCGGCTGCACCGCGTCGCTGAACGCACGCTCGATATGGTCGTAGGCGAAGACTTGCATTTCCGGCTCGATGAACTCCACCAGGTACTCCTGCCTGAATAAGCGCGGGCCCATCTCCTCGAGGTTGTCGAGCTGCTCCTTCTGGTCCAGGTGCCTGGGACTGTAGAAAGCCTGGATCCCCTTCTTCGCCCGCAGTGCCTGGTACTGTGCCTCGGTGAGCGCTGCCGGCAGCAGATCCCAGGCTTGGTCGTCCACGTCCCATGGGGCCCGGACCTCGTATTTCTCCCACTGTTCGGCCTGCTGGGCCCGGTAGAAGAATCCCTCCCGGCCGTTGGGGGTACTGATGGCGAGGAGTTCGCACCAGGGATTGTCGGTCAACATCGGCCGAATGCCGGAGCGGTAGACATCGTCCGGAATGCGGGCTGCCTCGTCCAGGATGATGATGTCGATCTTCCGCTCGCCGGTGATGTCCGGGTTGCTGTAGCCGCGGGCGCCCTTCTCCGTGGCCGGGACCACCAGGATCCGGGTGCCGTGGACCGTTTCAAGAAGGGAGTCGGAGTCGCGGACGATCCGTGGGTAGTGGGGATCCCGGCTGATGTAGTCCTTGATTTTTTCCATGTCCTCGGTGGCCTGCTTTTCGGTGGCCCCGACGACGATGGCCATGCAGCCGTAGAAGAATCGGCCCAGGTGGGCGGGCTTGGCGGCGATGATGGTGCTCTTCCCGGACTGCCTGGCGCCGTTGATCAGTTTCCGCTTGTGGGTGCTGGCCAGGACACGTTGCTGCCAGAGAAAGCGGTTGGGTGTCAGGCCCAACGTGTAACGCAGGGGGTCGAGCTGGTTGGCCAGGTCCTCGAGGCATCCTCTGGGCAGTGGACTGTAGTGTTTCCTCACCCTGAACTGCCGCTGCAATAGCGCCGGCTGCTCCTGCTTGGGCGGCTCCATCTTGGATCTTCCCGGGGCGTTGAGAAAACGGATCAAGTCCTCGTAGCTGCTTCGGCTCACGCTTCCTCCGCGTCGACGGGTATGGCCGCCTCAACTTGCTTGACGATGCGCGCGCGGACCTCCGGCTGGTCCATGGTGGCCCGGAAGATCGCCGTGCGAATGTAGGCGAATATCTGCACCAGAGCCCCGCCCTCCGCTACCTCTGCCCCGCTCGGGGCGCCGTCGCTCTTCTCGATCAAGTACTTCATGGCGATCAGGTCCCCATCCTGGATGGCCTTCGAATAGAGTTTGTCGACGACCGCCCGGCGCCTGGTGATCTTCCGGCCGTCCCTTGTGTCGACGTCCTTCGCCTCCGCGAGTTCGCGGATCATCTCCGCGTAGGCTTGGCCGCTGGGTGGCCGCCCCTTCCGGTTGATGCGCGGGTCGTTCGTCCCGAAAGGCCGGCCGGTAGCCTTTCTCCCCTTGGGCGGGCCTGGCTTCTCGTGGGGCAGGGGCCTTTTGCGAGGCTTGCGTGGCGCCCGCGGCTTTTTACGCGATTTCCGGGCAGAAGCGGCGCCACTCGAACGCCTTCCCATTCCGCGTTACCTCCGGCTCCAGGTGCCGTGCGTGGATCCACAGGCACCAGCGCTTTACTATCAGGTCCACGAAGCGCTTGTCTATCTCGATGCCGCGGAACAGCCTGCCGGTCCTTTGGCAACCGATCAAGGTGCTGCCGCTGCCGGCGAACATATCCAGCACGATCTCCCCGGGCTCGGTGTTGTTCAGGATGGCGCGCTGCGAGAGCTCTACCGGCTTCTGATTCGGGTGGATGTATTCAGCCTTGGTGTCGGGCCTGGCCTCCCAGACGTCCGATCCCTGCAGGGTGGTGAGCAGCAGCGACTCGCCGGGCTCGAGCATCATGCTGCGGTGTTTCTTACTGCGCGGCGGATCGTGCTGCAGGTAAAGATGGTTGCCCTCCGGGTCGGCCAGCAGGATCCCCTCGGCCAGCACTGCGAACGCCTGCGCCTTCTTGCGGACGGCCACGGTCCAGGTGGTGCTCTGGGTGCGGTCCCCGGTCCACCGCGGCGTGGTTTGGCCCTTGCCGGCGTAAAAACAGGGCTCATGCTGGTAGTGGTAGTTTCCCCGGCCCATGACGATCCAGGGCTTCAGCCAGATGATGTACTGCCGCTCCATCAGGCCGGCCGCGGTCAGGGCTCGCTCGAAGTACTTCCGGCTCACTGACGCATGCCAAATGTAGAAGGCTGCTTCGTCGAGGGTGTGCGCCACGGCCTGGCGGAATGCCGGCGCGAGTACTGTCTTCTCGAGCTCCGCGCCTCGTTTCTCGTCGTTGGAGATTCCGCCCAGATACTTGGCCTCCCCGCGGCTATCGTAGTCCACGCCGTACGGCGGATCGGTGAAAACGAGCTGCGCGCGCTCCTCGGCCAGCAGGGCCGTGTACGATGCGCGGGCCCTGTTGTCGCCGGCCAGGATGCGGTGCGGCCCCAGGCCCCACAGGTCCCCGTCCTTGGAGATCTTCGGGGCCCCGCCTGGCAGGTCGTCATCTCCTCTCTCGTCCCTGGTCGGCCGCACCGTCTCGAGGCGGATCTCCCCGGAGGGCAGCCGCAGGTCGGCGTCCAGCTTCATGCCGGCGCTGAAATCGCGGAGGCCCTCGAGGGTGAATTCCCCGTACTGGCTGGATATGCCCAGTAGCGCGTCCTTGGCATCCTCGATGTCCTTCGCCTCGATGATATCGTAGGGTAGCCGATCGGGGACGGGGTGGCCCTGGGCCTCTAACTCCATCAGCGCGAGGGTGCGCTGGTGGCCGTCGAGGATGTAGCTGGCACCCTGCTCGTCGATCCATAGGTGATAGGGCACGTTGAATCCCTTTTTCAGGATCCGGTTCTTCAGCTTCTCGAGGTTCTTGCGGCTGATCTTCTTGAGGTGGCCTTGCAGGGCGATGAGCTGCTTGCGCGCAATCAGGCCCTTCCCGGAGCAGGTGATCCGGATGGGCGTCTTCTCAGCCTTGGTTGGCATGCCGGTATAACCTCCGTTGGGTATGGCAGGCGGTGCCCCCGCGTTTGAACAGCCGGCAGGCGTCGGGCCGGGTTTCGTATATGTTGCAGTGGCCGCTGCCAGGCAGGAAGGGGCAATAGAAATTCCAGGTTGGGCTTTTTCCGTAGGTCTGCCCATCGTCTGCCCTTTTCCTGGGCATTAGTCGGTACTTGGCGGGCTCGTACTCCTCCGCCGCGAGCGCTGCCTTTATGTTTCGGCCCAGGTCCTGGGGCTTCAGCTTGAGCACCAGGTGGTGGCAGCAGGCGTGGCATTCGATGCAAAATTCGCCGATTAACCGCTGTTCCACGGCTGTTTTGCTGGGCTTTTTCACCATGGCTTCCACCGGGTGATGCTGTCGACCATCTTGCTGGTGGGCTTCCAATCGTGAACCGTGATCCCCTGCGCGCTGTGGTAGACGGCATAGGGATCCCCGCGCAGGGGCTTCACCAGATCCACGTAGAAAGTCCCGCGGGCGATTGTGATCGTGATGGGGCGCTCGGTGATGGCCTTCTCCATACGGCTGCGCCTGGCTGCCTCCCACCAGTCGGGTCTGCGGGTGGTGTGCTCCTGGGAATCTGCAATCTGTTTGAGGTGTTTTTCGTCCATAGCTCATTCTCTCTTTCGCAACATGGCAATCAAAAAACGGATAGCCATCGCGCCGGTTTGTGCAATTTCTTTGATCAGGTCTCCCTTGCATCCGCG